TCTTGCCAACCTGTAGATTGAGGATTTCTAGCTTTTAATTGATATCTTTCCTCGAAATCTGTTAGATATTCATATCCTGCTTCGTTACCTAATCCTAAAGACAAAGCATTATTGATGACTTTGCTAATCTCATCAAAGGAAGATGACTGCATCAACTCTATAGTCTCTAATAACGCACCTTTTAATTTTTGTTTTCGGCAGAAATCTAGACTAGTACTTTTAATATAACTAGCGTCTTCTATTTCTGTACCATGAATTCTTGAAAAATATTCCTTTACTTGTTTTTGTAATGCTTCATTTTCGTTTTCTATTTCTGTTCTAAGAATAGTAATCATGGTTTTATAAGTTGGATGAACCTTATATTTCTCACGATATTTTAAAATTTTTGAAACAAAAACTTGTAGATATCCTAATTCAAAAAAGTTTGTATCTAAGACTTCTGTAACCTGATCACAATAATTGCGATCTTCTAACATTAATTGCACCATTGACTCTTGAAAATGTTTTCCAAATTTGGAAAAATCCTCTGACATTCTTCTCATATTCATAAACCCTCCTAATTGTTTTTTTTATACGATTGAACTTAGATTTTATTCAGAAATAATTCTTCTCATTGTTTGTTCTAATACATCCCAACTCAAAGATAAGAATCCATCTTCTGATAGCATCAACCTCAGTCCTGTGTTATTGAAATGCTTTTCTCTATTGGTTAAACAATTATCTACTATCTGTTTTCTTTGATATGAAACAGAAGGCTGGTACAACTGCATAATCTTATAGTTTTCTAATACTATTTCTTTATTTTGCAGTAAAGCTTGCAAATATTTGCTATTTTTATTTAAGAGTTTTTCTTCTGATGCTTTAAATAGTTCTGCTGCATCATATTCTCTTTCTTCTGAAAGAAAGGGAAAGAAACTTGCTACTCTTCCAAATCCAATTCCTTCAATGCCTGGCAGATTGTCGGAAGGATCTCCAACTATTGCTCTAGCTAATGCCATATTTTTTGGATGTATACCAAACTCTTGGACTATTCTTTTGGTATTTAATATTTCCCATGGATCTTTAGCAGGACGGCATAATATTGTTTTATCATTACATAACTGCATGAAGTCTTTATCATTTGAAAATATTATTTTATGATGATCACTAATTGCTTTTGATTGTACAATCGCTGATATGATATCATCTGCTTCAACGTCTTCAAACATAAATTGGCATATTGGTAGATGTTCTAGATATTCTAATAACCTTGTTTGTTGCCAAATTTTATTATCCATTTCCTGTTCATGAGAAAAATTATAACCCATATCTTTCGGAAGATGAACAACCTTTCTTCCTGCCTTATAATTTTCATTTATTTGTCGTCTTTTTCTAGAACCCCCACCACCATCCCAAACAATTACAACATCATCAGGCGTAGTTAGTCTTATAGCCTTTTGAAGGCTCTTTAGAAACCCAATACATCCTCCAGCAGGATTTCCTTGAATATTAACACTAGGATCTCTAGCATAACACCTAAAAAACATATTAAGTGCATCAATAATTAAAATTTTTTTCATATTCCCTCCGTATATTTTATACGATTGAATGGGATTGTTTATTCAAAAAAAACTCCCTACCAAACTAATGATAGGGAGCCACAACACAAACAAACAAAGGAGTGCTTTTTGTACTATTCAGATTCTTCTTCTCTTTCTTCATAATACTGGGAAGCCTCACCCAATCTCTTATCAAATTTCATTATGACTTCCTCATCAATGATATCCAATAAAGTTTTTCTGAATTCCTTATCTTCTCTTGCCATTTGAGCAAAATTTGCTTTCTGGAATTTCTTTTCATAACCATCTTTTTTTAGAATAAACCAAGCACCACTATTACTGATATATTCAGAAGGAGATACTGCATCGAACCAAGATTCTTCATCTTGAATTCCTACTTCATCGCCCCATAAGATTTTAAAATTACAAGTTCTACCATGTGTTCCAAAGCGTGACTTTTCTAATTTGCACTTTACTTCAGAACCTACTCTATATCCTTTGCCATCTACAACGAACGAATCTTTTGCTTTTCTACCAGTGAGCCATATACGGAGGGAGTAAGAATAAATCAATGCTTTACCACCGGGAGTAAAATAAGGAGTCGTTAAGGCTTCTGCAGGTGATCTTGTGATATTATCTTTTAACTGATTAAGTATCAGTAAAGTGGAGTTGGAATTTGAAATTGGCTGTAATAATTTAGCCAAACCCTTAGACAGAATACGAGGTTTAACTGCCATCGTACTCTGCGGGTTAAAATCTGATTCTAAGTCGGCAACACTAGGAGTAAGAGCTAAAGAATCCCAAACAAATAAATTGTTTTCTTCTCCTGATGCTAGAATTGTTTCTATTGTTTCTAAAACGAATTCAACATTCTGAGCTTGAATATATACAAAGTCACCATAACCTTCTGACTCTTCTAAGACACAACCACATTTTTCCAAAAATTCAGAACTAATTGCTGACTCAGAATCAAAATAATAAACGTTATAACCTTTCTTTTGAGCATTTCCACTAATTTGAGCTGCCATATAAGACTTTCCAGTTCCACTCAAACCTGCTAACTCTGTTACTTTACCAACAGGAATTCCTCCTTTTTGTCCTCTACATATAATAGAATCTAACCAAGTAGATGATGTAGAGATCCAATCATGTACATCTGTTGGATTTTCTTCTTTTAGATCAAATGCAAGATCTCCTCCTGCTAATTTATTGATCATTTTTAATTTGTCTTTCATTGATAGTTTGCCGCCACTACTGCCAGCGATTTTCATACCTTTTCTTGCCATTGTTTTTTCCTTTGTTGTTTTATAGATGAGACATCTGTAACCCCATGCCTCCCTGCGGAACGAAAAGAAGATATTGGATAATATGAGAAATTAACTAATACTTCTATAAAATGACAGTTTTTGGAAAGAACTGACAAACTTTTATATCATAGGAGACAATTATGATAATAATTCTTTAAATGCCGCATCTACATCGCTAGTTTCTGAATTATTGTATTTTGTAGTTTCAGAAGTATTAGTGGTAGTAGAACTAGCTTCTGCTGTCAGAAAGTCTGTTAGCATCTTTTCAATTTCTTCTGTCGTCTTATTATTAAAGTGTTCAGTAAAAGAAGGCATTGTATCCAATATTCTTTTTACTTCTTCAGACTTTGCAGCAAGAGCAGATGGACGACGTCTTGGTGTAATTTTTGTAACAGGAAATGAAGCACCAGAAGGTTTACCGTAATTGATAACTAAATCAGTTCCAGCATCAATATCAGTAATATCTCCATAATCAGGATTAGTAACTAACCCGATCATTTCGCTATAAGCTTGTTTACCATATCCCCATAGACGAATGCCTTGACTTTCTTCACCTCTAACCAAAACAGGTGAGAAGAACCTTTCTTTTGCGAATAAAGATTTACAAAATTTAAGTGTTTCTTGATCATTAGAAGCTTTAGCATCGTTATAAGTACTCCAAGCAAAGCTACATACAGGACAATCTTTGCCGTGCATTTTCTTAGGACATAAGAATCCAGCATTTTTACCAACGCCATAGTGAAACCACATTTGTTTAAATGGATCACCATCTTGAGGACTTATAACACGAATACTTTGTTCACCTTCTTGAGGTTTCCAAAATATATTATTTTTTTCATCAACATTACCATTTCCTTGTAATGCATTAAGTTTTTGTTTCATTTTGTTCATATCAATAGCCATAATATTTCTCCTTTTTAATTGTGACTTTTGTCTAAAGTAGAGATGATTGATCTATCATCCCTCTATAGTATTATACGATTGAACCATTCATTTTATTCAAAAATTATTCAAAATTTCTTCAGTTCCTTCAAAAGAAACTATTTCTTCGGTGTTTGCAGTACGCCAATTAAATGTTCGCCATGCTTTTGCTTGTAGATCCCATACGGTTTCTAATCCTTCCTTTAGATTTCGTTCCTTGCCGGTACCTTTCGTATTGCCTTGAACGAAATTACTTGGTAAATCTTGTGCTCGTACAAAAAACATTGTACGAATTTCACCATTTGATTTTGAGAATGTTCCTCGATAGTATTTAATGTTTGTCATTTTTGCTCCTGTTGTTTCTTATTATACGATTGAACACTTCATTTTATTCAGATTGAATTTCAGATGAAGATTTGATAGCAAACGAGAAACCTGTTTCTATATCAGTCGAAAAAACTCCGTATGAAATAGATTTTCCTTCACTATTAAGAGAAGATACTTCTGTTATTTTATCTAGAAGATCTTCATCTTGTTCTATTCTTATACGATTAACGCCAAAGAAATATTCAATCTGATTTATTTTTTTTAAAAGATAAGTATCCATCACTGAAGCGTCGTCAATACTAATAGTACTGAGACAGCATATTCTAGAACTAACATATTTATCTCTGAAAGTATCAAAGACAGGTTCTGAATTGGTATAGATGTTTTTCCAATGAAGAAGAGAAACAATCAGACTGTTTATTTTTGAATAGTAATTTATGATTGATGTCTTTCCAATGATTTCTGACATGTCATTATTACTGAATAAATAGATTTTATTAAATACTCCTGATCTAGTATATTCTTGAAGTATATGAAAATGTGCTCTGTTTCTCAGTAATGATTTACTATCCATAGAAGAGATATCTGGCTTAATATAAACAATATTAATCTGTTTATGTGTTAATTCTTTTAAAATCCATAGTGAACATGCTGATACTTTTCCTGATCCACAGACAATAAAATACAATTCATCATCTTCATCCAATGAACTTTTAAGTTTTGCTAAATCAATTGGATTAGCATCATAAAGTTCTGCTGAACTCTGAGGAGGTATATAAAAACAATCTTTATTTTTCTTATACTTATCTTCAGAATCTATTAAAAAGACTTTATACTGAGTATATTGTTTAAATAACTCTGCTATATTACATCCTGCTTTTCCTAATCCTATTATATTCATTTTAGTTATTATCTCCTTATTTTTAATTGTTTTAGTTTATTATTAATAATATTAGTTTTAATTTATTATTATTAATATTATTATAATATAATATTTTTTAAATTATATAAATCCTTTCCTGCTGAAACAGTAGTAACAAATCTGCCCAATTTGGTATTTCTGTATTCTTCAATGATTGGTTTAATGAGTGCCTTGTCTTCTGATGAAAAGTCCAAAATGATGCTGTCATGAAGTGTGAAAGCCACATAACTCTTTCTGCCCTTTAAGAGTTTGTAGATTGCCACCATTCTATCTAACACCATATCAGCACTAGTACTTTGAATAAGATAGTTAAAAGCGTGATAATCATCACATTTTATTTTTCTTTTGAATAAATTCGTAACTGAATCGTATAAATAATATCTGCCCAAAATTAAATCTCTATCATACTGCCCACTTGAAATTGTATCTTCTGAGTTAGGATTATACAACCATGCAAAGAATCTTTTCTTAGCATCTGCCCGTGAGCTATGATAGAGATTTTTTGCGTTGTACTCATGGATATCTTCTTGTGGTTGTTCGATACCTAATAAAGCTAGAACTACTCTTGCTTCTGCGGCATTGTAATCTAGCTCAATAAAGAAATCATTATTTGGCTTAATAGAGGCACGGTATTCCTTCTTCATATTCATTATGGGTAATGAATCGCTTGAAACAGATAATCTGCCTGTTTTTGAACCAAATAGATTATAATCACAATATGCTTTCTTGTTAGAAAATTTAGTCAATAAAAGTTTTGCTTTTTGATCTACCCAATTTTCTTGTAATGGTTTTGGATCAAAATTGATTTCTCTGTATTTGATATCTGACAATACTTCTTGTACTGACAATAAATGATCATAGTTCTTTGGACGTTCATAATTATTGAACACCCATTCACATATTTGATTTTTTATATTACAAAATTCCTTTAGAAAACGCTTCGGTGTTAAGTCGAAGAAACAGTTTTCTGACATATTAACTTTTGCTAATTGGTTTGAACGAATAAAAGCTTTTAGACGTTTTGTAATCCTTTGCCAATCTTCTAGAAGATGAGCTGGACAAATGTCATCAATACTTCTACCATCTACATAAAGAGAAGCGTATTCTATTGGCATTCCTTGAAGAAAATTAGAATAACTCCAAGTCTTTGATAAACCTTTCGGTATATTATCAAAGTGTAAATCTCCATTGGAATATACGCCTACGCACTCTGATTTGTCGTCTAGAGTTTGAAAAAGCATAATACCTCCTATAATTTGATTGTGAATGTTTTCCCATTATTATACGACTGATGAGTGTAAAATATTCTACCATTTTCTTCTTTTTTTGTTTTTATTCCTGCATTTGCACCATTACCAACTATAAGGCAAGTCTTGTCATGTATATGGTTAAGACAGTCTTTGAGTCCATAATGTTCAAAAACCCTAAACGCTTCTTCAACAGAAAGATCAAAATATTCTTGATTCCAATCTTTATTTGCTTCTTTTGCTCTGATATAAAAATACATTTCAATTAGTTTTCTTTCGGTGAAATCATTTTCAATTCTTGCTTTCCTATACATCAATTTTGATTTTGAACCATCGCCATATTTTATTGTTGTAGTATAATATGGATATTGTTCGACATACGAATCATAGAATGATAGAAAGTAAGTCTTAATTGCTTCTATCTCAAAGAAATGTGTTTGAAAATAACAAGCATCAAACATCTCTTGAAGTGTATCATATCCTTTTTCCGCCATTCTATATCTCATCTGTGGAGATTCTAGATCAGCAACAAATCTCCAAGGTGCATTCTTATCTACCATAAATCCAAAAGCATTTGCAATTTTCTGCATCTGAATAAAATGTTCATCCAAAATGAACATCTCGTATTTCTTTCTATCTTCATCGTGTCTCAAATTTGCAATTTCAAAAGATAAGCCACTAATTCTAGGGTTTGTTGCTCTTCTAAGCTGCAAATTGCTTCTTGTTATTGGAAAAATTAAAAGAAATTGATCCATAAATGTTACAAATTCCCTTGTATAATCTGAGAAGTCTTTTATTTTATCTGATCCACTTTTTGCAATATTCAGAATAAACCCTTCAAATATTGATTTCATTGTCTCATGATGCCCCTGAATAGGATCAACCCATCCAGACTTTACATTGAAATTGTAATAAACACTCTTTTGGCTTATCTTTTTCATGTCTTTAAGTGTATTGATTCTTTCTAACATATCACTTAAAGCCTCACAAACGAAATCTAACAGCATTACATCTTTAGTCTCAGGTACAAGTCTCAAAAACTTTTTGGATGGATAAATTGGACGATTATGGGTGTCTATTCTGCCATATAACATCTTGCTTGTATTAAAATCAATACTATTAAAAGGAGGAAAAATATTTCTTGCTTCTCCTTGATATTGACTCATATCATCTACCGCATCGCCAGTTAAGATATCTTGTGAGCCTTCTCCTAAAGATTTTGGGAATGCATGTCGTTCATAATATTTCTTATTATAAAATAATTCTTTTGATCCTTTTAAATTATCACCAGTTGGAATTAGATTTTTGTCAAAAGGCATCAATACATCTGTATCAATAGAGTTTTTGATTATCTCTTCAATAAGATTTTGCATTTGTTGTTTTGATAATATCTCTTTATGATCTAAAGCATCTTCAAACTTTTTATTGAGTTTTGAAAGTATATTATCTTTCAAGACATATCTTTTGGAATTAATTAATGGCATTATTCATTTCCTCCGAATACAGAACTAATTGCGCTTGTTATTGTGTTTGTTATAGATTCTGTAATTGTAGCGTCTCTCTCGGGAGGATTTTGCAGTATTCCTTCACATTTTGCTTCTATTGATTCTAGTTTGCCACCTGATTGAGCGAATATACATTCTAAACTAGTTTCATATTGTCCACCTCTAGATATAGTTGATTCTACTGAAATTACATCGTAATAGCCGCCAATTCCTAATAGGTTTGCAACTGTTCCAAATGATTGTCCTCCATCTGAACCATCTATCTCTGGACGTCCAAATCCCATTGGAGGATTTAAAAACACTTTCATACCTGGATAGAATAAAGAATTTCCAAATAGTTTTACTGATGCGTTATAAACATCTCTAATTTGTCCAAGATTTCTTGCCTCTGCTTGTCTTGCTTCCCTTAAACCCTGTACATCAGTTCTTGTATAATCTATTGATTTCACAATACCACGATCTGCCCCAAGATAAAAATGATATATTCCTATTTCTCTGTCTTTTTCTTCATTTGCAATCAATTCAGAAGCCTTATAAGAATTCATGTAGAAAAAAAGACAATTAACCATTGGCTCTCCTTCATAAGGTTGAGAAGAATTATTAACTATGTTAGCAACATTAAGTCTTCCAGTTTTCATTTTGAAATCTGTTCTGATTGAGTTTTGATCTGCTGTTGATTTTTTTATTGCAAAATTAGTCATAGATATGTTTATTGCTCTTTTTTCTTTTCCTACTTCAAAGCACTCTGACGGTTGTAACGTCTTCTTCACCAATCTTTCTAATATATCTTTCAAGAATTGCTTTAGAGGATAAGATGCAATTTGTTTTCTAACGACTGTCTCAAAAAAGAAAGCCTGAAAGTCACTATATGATATAGGAAGATCAGCCAAGTTAATTTGGTATTTATTACCTCTTGGATGGTTCAAAACAACCGGGCCTAATATAATTGCGGATTCTCCTATTGATTTATTTAAACTAGGATTCATTAAAGTACAAGCGGCATTAATAATATCACCTAAAAACAAAAACTGAATATATCCTTTTTCTGCATCTTGTTGAGCCTCATTTGCCTCTTTTACAACATCTTGAACTTGGCTATCACTGCTTGATTCGAAAAAACCTGTTCCAGCAACAGATTCAATTGCTTCCATTGCTTCCCCTTCATTAGTGACTCCAACAGACTCAGTAGATGGCGCTTCTCCATTCAAATATTTATCTAATCCTTGCATTTTAGGGCGTATCTTTTTAGAGTTTAAAGTTTTTAACCATTCTTCAATTTCTTCTTCTTCTACCTCAATTGTTTGAACTTCTTTATTTATATAAGATAGAAACTGCTTATAAACCTCTGATTTGTCATTAGCAAGAGCCTCAGATAATTCTTCTTCGCCGTCAACAATATCTTCTTCTATTTCTTCTATATTGTCACTATATTTATCTATTTCTTCATCATCTGGATTGTTAAGCCTTAGACACTCAATATATTCATTCATCTCAGAAATTCTTTGTCTTTTACTTTCAACATCATCTTTTTGAGTTTCCCTTTTTTTTTCTTTTCTATCTATTAAAGCCAAGATATTAGCATCATTTCCATTAATAGATTCTTCAAGTGCTCCAATATATTCAACAGTTAAAGATATTTTACCATTTTCTTTAATATCAAAACTATGACTAACCAAGTTTAAAAATATAGACATTTCTTGTTTCTGAAGTTCTCTAATTAAATTAGAAGTTTCGTCTTGTGTTAAGGATGGAAGAATACCTTCCTTTATTTCAGGTAGCCCCCAACCAATGTCTAATCTTATTCTATAAAATTTTGGAACATATTCGCCTTTTTCTTTTGTCTGTCTTGCATTGTAACCTTGTGATTCATTAAATCCAGGAGGATGAAGTATTAAGTCAATAAAATTAGCCTTCATATCACTATCTGGATTTCCAGCAAGAACAGAGCCATTATAATCACAACGATCACCTAATAAATCAGAAACTGTTTGAAACTCAAATTTCATGGTTACTTCAATTACTTTGTCTGCTTCTGCTGGGTTCTTTCCATTTAATTTCCAGTTAACTTCAGAAATACCTGCTCCACCAACTCTTTTGAAAGAATCAACTGCAAATAGATCATCAATATTTTTCTTTGAATAATAATCGTCAAAAATAAACTCTGGTGATGCTACTGGGTTACTAGTATCCTCAGAGCCGTAAACTAGTTTATAAAGTCTTATTTTGGGGACAAGATTCGCCATTACAGCTGGCTTAGAGTCTAAAAAAACTCTAATTCCTTCTCTTGAAGTCAATTTTGAAATTATTTGATAAGCACCAGCACCAGTACTAGGATCTGAATCAATTATTTTGAAATTAGTAAACCCAAGTTGGTTCTTTGTTTTACCATAAGAAGCAATTAAGTCCATATAATCCATTAGCCAACAAGCCTCTGTGAATTTAGAGGCTTGTTTTTCATCATCACCTTCAAAAAAACCAAACATTAATTATTCCTCATATATTTTAAAACTTTACTTATTGGATTTGGGATCGACAGAACAGAACCCAAACTTACATGAGATTCTGTTGGTGTCTTATTATACCAAGCTATAATCCACCAAAGTTTTGAATCGCCATAATATTCATGAGCGAGTTTATAAAATTTATCTCCTGATTTCCAAACATGTTTTTCAATTTTTAATTCTCTGATTTCTTCTGGTGTTGGATATCTATGATCTGGTGTTTCGTATTGTCTAAAGAATTTGGTATCTCTTTCTTCAGCCATTTGATCATACAATTCTGATCTATTAATAAATATTTTTCTATTGTCAAATCTTCCCATATTTTATAACCCCATAATTTCATCTGTTGATGCTTGATTTTGTTCATCCATATTACTAGATGGATTTCCACTTTGATTAGCATTGTTAGGTAATGCTCCTTCTCCATAAGGAAATCCAGGTGTTCTTTTGTTAGTCTTGTCCCAACCTAATGGATTGGTATGAAATACTGTATATTCCATTGACAACTTTGCTTCTTTAGGGTACAATTGTCCATAGAATCCTTGATTATATCTTTGCGAAGGCCCTACAAAATCATTACCAGATCCTTGATCATCGATAAATCCCATCTCAACATTAGGAGCATATGTAAACCCACTAATAGCGCCTACAAGCCCTGTATCTTCAATGCTTCCACCTTGCGATCCTAATGAAGGATCTTGAATAAGATTTCCAAACTTTATTTTAAAAACAGGTGCTGTGCTTATTTGTGTAGCACTTGATAAGCCGTTGCTTATGCTATAGTTCGGATATAGCATAGAAAATAGCAAAGAACATTTTTCATGATTTAATTTTGCTTCTGCAACAGAAAATGAAGGAACTGTCCAATCTAATGAGATAACTCTTTTTGTTCCTTGATATTGATGAATAGGATCCATTCTACCATATACGTCAGTTGAACTCCATTCAGAATCATATTTGTCTTGGAAATCATTAATATAAGCTTTAAATTTAATTGAATTACCAGATGGGATATGTAGAATTTCTAGAAATTGCCCTCTCTTCTCTGCTAAATTGGTTGCCGGATCTCTTCTAATTGCCTCTTTTTCTATTTCAGACATATTAGGATGAGTAAAACTGTCCATTCCTTTAAATTGATCGCTCTGATTGATTCCCATAATTTATCCTCTTCTATAATTAGTCAATACGTAGGTTATGCATCTTATTAAGTTGCGCATCAACTGCTCTACCCAATTCTCTACCATTAAGTTGCAAAATGATATCTTGTCCTTGTTTCCCTTTCTTGTCGCCCAATCCAAAAGCATTTTTCATTGCTTGAACAAATGCATCTTCATCTGGCATCTTCATTTCTGCTTGTATTTCTGCATATTCACCTGCAGCCGTTACTACCCTTTCTGCAAGTTCTGTAGTCTCAGGAGTTAATGCTTGAACTGCAGCAAGTGCAGCGCCATATCCTTCCATTGCAAATCCAAATGCTAATGTTTTAGATTCTGGGATCAGCATCATAGCAAAAGCGATTCCCATAATTGAAATTGCTAACATTCCCATTACAGCAGCACCAAAGGCACCAACTTCAGCAATTGCAGCTAATGTTTCACTTAAGTTAGAAAATATTTTCATTCCTGCTCCAATCATGAGAAGTCCTGCTCCTACAACCATCAATGCTGCTCCAAATGTAATCATTGGAATAGTCAGCGCCTGAAAACCGACAATCATTGCAGGTAAAAATGGAAATAAAAACTTCATAGCAATACCAAATGCTACCAATGCTGTAATAGCGATCAACAATGCTCCTAATCCAACTTTTTCAAATTGTTGCAATCCAAATCCAAAAGATGCCAATGCAACACCAAATAACATCAATGGCAATGACATTAAAGTTGCACCGACAGTTATCGGCACAGCCACAGCCACCATCAGTAATCCAAATAGCAGTAATGCTCCTGCAGCAGTGAATATCTCTTTAGCCCCAACTTTATTGAATTTTCTTAAGTTTTCAGCAAACATTCCAAGTGCCAAAGATATCATCATTAAAGGCACTGCTACTACTAAAGCCACAAATGCTATTGGTAATGCTGCTTCTATCATTAAAGCACTAAACAATAACAAAGAACCAGCAGCAATAAACATTTCTTCTAATCCAACTTTATTAAATTCAGCCAATCCTTTGGCAAAAGACTTAAGCCCTGCACCTATCATCATTAGAGGAATCCCAACTAATAAAGCAACTGCAGCAATTGGTAATGCTGCTTCTATCATTAGTAGCGAAAATAAAAGTAATGCACCTACTGCTGTAAACATTTCTTTTAATCCTACTTTATTAAACTCTGCTAATCCTTTTGCAAATGATTTCAAGCCTGCACCAAATAACATTAATCCAAATCCAACTGCTATCATTACTGGAGAGGCAAATCCAGCAAAAGCCACTAATCCAATAGCAAACAATGTAAGAGATACTATAGCAGCCATCAATCCTTCAAATGTTATCGCATTAAATGCTGCCAATCCTTCTCCAAATGATTTCAAGCCTGCACCAGCCAAATACATTGCTGCACCTGCAACAGCCATTGCGAATGCAAAAGACAATAAGGCAGGAGCGACAATCAGCATCATTGGAGCAAAACCAGATAATATAGAAACTGCAGCGATCATACCGTAAGATAAAATCACCATTGCTGCAGCACCAGCGACAGCAAAAGCGAGCAACCCAACAACTGCTGCTCCAATTGCCTTAGGAGCCTCCATCATAGCCAAGAACAGTTCTTTAAATGCTGTTACAACTGCTGCTAAAGCAATAAATGGTGCAGCAATAGCCAATCCTATTCCAGCAATGGCTAATCCTATTGCTGTAACCATTGGTATCAATGGCGCTGCTGCTACAGAAATTGCTGTTAAACTAGCAGCAAAGCCAGCATTAGCAGGAGCCGCTACTGTTGCCGCTGTACCTTGTGCCGCTGTTGTACCGGCAAGAACTGACTGAGCGGCTGCAAGTCCTCCAGACATAAAAGCAGAGGCTGCCTGTATACCTATACTGACTTGTGTTATTGCATTTGAAATTGCTTGTGTTTTTCCTAGCAAAGCAATAACGCCTATAAGCCCAACCATTGCTGGAATAAACATTCCACCTGTCATATCATTAATCATTAAGATCATATTTGCAAATCCATGAAAGAATTCTAAAACTGGCATAAATGCAACAGCAAATGCTTGTCCAATTTGTGTTAATTTTTGTTGTAACGTTTGAACTGCTTGCGCTCTTTCTTCCATCTTTGCTGCTTCCGCATTTGCTTCTGAGCCTTTTGCTTGCATTTCATCATAAGCAGATAATGACATACTGAACATCTTATTTGCCTCTGTCATATCAGAGATCCCAGCAGCAGATGCAATTGCTTGTTTTTCAAATCTGTTCAATGATTCCCAATTCTTTCCAGATAAACTCATAGATTGAATAAGAAGCCTTATTCTTTCTTCTTCTGTAGCATTTAATAAATCCATTGAATTAACAACACCGCCTCCCAATATGGCATTTAATTTCCCTGCTCCTTGTGCTGCTCCTTCAAATGTATCATACTGTTTTGTTATGCTCATAAGAGCCGACATTTCAATTCCTGTGGCTTTTGCTGCAGAGGCTAACCCTTTGAACACATCAATTGCTTCAGAGCCATATTTTGCCAATTCTGAGGCTGCAGCGTTAAATCCTGAGGATATTGTTTCTGCTGCCATTCCAATAGCATCTCCAAGAGCAACAAGTTCCAAACTTGCATCATTTGCCATTGTCGCTGACATTCCCATACCTTGAATCATATTGTCGAACTGTTTGGCTCCTACGCCTGTAGAAACACCTAATGCATCCATTCTCGCTGTTGTCTCTGCTAACATTCCTTGAGTAGCAGATGACATTTGATTAAATGAAGATAATTCTTTATGCAGGTTTCCAATTGCTTCTCCAGCGATTTTAGAATCAACACCAAACGTTTTATTAGATTCCTGAAGATCATACAACATATCATTGTATTCACCAGTTGTTGCAGTCATTTTAGAAAGATCTGCTTGTGCTTGATCGAAACTAGTGAAAAGTTGTTTAGTTGCGGATATCATTTGATCAACACCAGCAGCAAAAAGATTAGCTGGTTTTAAAGCATCTGACATAGAAGCACCTAATGCAGCGAAAGCACCCTGAATATCTGATAAGAATTTTCCAGTTTTAGAATCAGAAAAATTTGTAACCAATCCATTGCTTTCAAACCAATTATTTATTGAACGTATTGTTTCTTTTCTTTGTTCAAAAATCTTTATCTCTTCTTGAAGAGTGTTGTATTTGATTTGAATTTGCTTCTTTTCATCATCGGTTAAATTACTTAGATCTTGTTGTTTTAATGCTTTTAATTCTTTTTGATGATTTAAAATCAATTCCTTTTGTTGTATAATAAACTTATTATTCGCAGACAAAGAAGCCTGATAAATCTTATCCATTTCTGATTCAAATTCGTTACTAGAATCTTTGGATCTTTGCTTTTCTTTTTCAATAATCTTCTTCATGGCATCAATAGCAGATTGATCTACTCCATCTGCAATCATCTTTTCAAGCAATTTCTGCATTTGCTGTAACATATTCTAATATCCCCTTATCTAAAATTCAAAGGCCATTTCAAGCCTGTCTTTCTTTCAAAATCGTGTATTGCTCGCTTAAGGCGATATTTTGAACGATATGTTTTTGGATCATGAAGTCCATATTTCTTGTATACTATGTAATAGTTTTTCTCGTGAACTAATGCTTTAGCAAATGCTCTGATCTCTCTTGGAGTACCTTTAACGATAATAGGCACTTGTTCTCCACCGAACATCTTCTTCATTAATTGCTTAAGTGTTATTCCGAACGTTCCGATAAAACCTTCATTTAATTTATTTGTAAAGTCAAATTCAAATTTTTCCATATATTAACCCAAAAATCCTTACTATAAATAGTCAAACAAAAAGAAAGCAGAGGCTTTCGCTTCTGCTTTACTTTCTTTTGGCTTTTTGCATTGCTTTTTTATTTGCCTCTGCTTCATCTTTAATTTGTTTCGACAATCTTTCAATAAACCAAGTCCTTAAAGATACTGGGAGATTATATGCTTCTATGAAACTCCATCCACCATAATACTTAAGTAGAAAGAATTGTTCATAGACGCTTTCCATAAACTCAGGCGTCAGGCCAAAAAAACTGTGCCGTAATGGGCACTTCAACCTCCTGTTGATGCCCACACTCTGTACAATTAAAGTCATGCTTTAAATTGAGAGCTGGGGAGATCTTGGCGTATGCTTGACGCAAGAACCTTGAATCTCTTACTGGCAAATTATCGATAAAGCGATAAATTTGTTTTAAATCACCAACACCATTAATAGAAACTGTAAAAGTCTTGAACTGATCTGTCAGCATTGCTTCAGATTGATTCTTTTTCTTTCTTTGTTCTAATCTTTGTGCGAAAGCCTTTTCTTCTCTTCCTGACATCATTCTCACTTCAAATACTGCTTTAGAAGAAGGAAGAGTTATATTATAGAAGCCATTTGTATTTGGGCCAGAGATACCCTCTGGAGCAGAACCTTCTAAACTCTCGTCAAAAGCACCAGCATATGCATGCCTTGCATGCAATAGATCTACTTCACATTTATTTTGGGTTCCGCAATTAGGAC